AATACTGGACAAGATTTCGTAATTACAGGTGGAACTAATACCGTAACAGGCATAAATGTAGCTCTATATAGCGGTACAGTAACTAATAGCACACTGCATCTTACCGGATTTGCGGTAAGTATTAAAGACAGCGTAAACTATGTAACTGGGGATTTCCCAACTATTACCGGAGGTACAAATACCGTAACAGGTAATACTCTTTCCATTACGGGCGGGACGAACTACACAACCTCCACAAACGCTTTTATTACTGGAGAAACGGTTAATATAACAGGTACAGGGGCGTTTATAGTCAATGCTACTGGTTATGATTTCAAGGTAATCTCTGGAGTTAGCAATATAACTGGCCAGAGCTTTTACATAACTGGCGGAACAATTAATGGCATAACCGCTGAAGGAAATGTAGGGGTAACTGGAATTGACGTTTTACATTTGAACGCCACGGGCGCTGTTGTAAACACTGAATCTGTAACGGCCAACATTCATACAGGTACTTTAGTTAACGCTACAGGCAACTTTATCTACATACAGGGAGGATCAAATAATGTAACTGGTTCTGGCCCAATCAGCATAACCGGAGGTGAGACTACGGTATCGAATGCTAATTTCGCTTACATAACGGGGTCTACTATTAATGTTACTGGATCTCCAAATTATATTACTGGGACCGCTTATATTGCCGAGAGTACAAATTATATTACTAGCGGTATAATTTCAATAACTGGAAGTGGTCAACATTATGTAACTGGCGACACGATTAATATAAAGGCTGAGAACATTGGCCCAACAATTAACGGGTCTTACTCAAATTATTATAACTACGGCACAGTAAAAGCTGCTGATATATATATAACCGGAGCTACCGTAAACGTAACGGGAGATGACATTGCTACGGTAAATGCCGATACAGTAAACTTTACTGGCGATTCAGTATCCGTAACAAATGGCACTAACTTCTTAACTGGCTCCACTCTTACGGTAACTAATGGCACGAATACTATTTCTGGCTATAGCGTAGTTGTTAATGGGGATGATTCCACAGTAAATATTACAAAGGACACGTTAAGTGTAGGCATAACCGGAAATACAATAGGCCCAATATACTCAAGTGGAAACGATTACATAGACACTCAAAAAGCTTTATTTACCAATGGATCTGGTTTTCTGATAACCGGAACTACAAGTTACTTTACTGGGGGTTATCATAGCGTTACTGGAATAAACGTCAATATAACCGGAGCTACCTTACCTAACTATGGAGTAATTAATATAACTGGTAATACTACGGTAAATAACGGTACTGGTTATATAAATAATTCTGACGTAACTATAAATGAAGGCGTTAATCATATTTCGGGAGTTTCGCCTAATAAGTATAACCTTGTAAGTGGTAATACTTTCGTAGAATCAATCACGGGAAGTGAGATAGGAATTACCGGAGGTATCGTAAGCTTTACGGGGTATGACTTTACGGTTTCGGGAAATGTAAATGTACAGAATGGTACTTTCTCAAACATCATTGCGATAAATGGAGATTTAAACCTAAATAATGGCTCCGATGGAACATTTGTTAATCCTACAATCGCAGAAGGGGTGCAAAGTTTTGGAACCCTTCAAATAAATGGAGATGTATCATTCAATCAAAACAGTGGCGATACGCTTATACATGGAATACTCCAGTATGATTATACAGGGTTGGCCCCAAGCAGTTCCGCCGACACATATGGGAGAACTGGGCAGATAGCCTACGATGAGAACTACCTCTATATCAAGATGTCTGGAATTGGATGGAGGAGAGCGTCTATGTCCAGTTGGTAAATCTTAGCTAGACTGCTTCTCTTTTAGCGCTCTCAACTTTGGGATATATTCAAATATCTTTAAATTTGGAACGTCATCTAACGAACTGAATTCTTCGGATTCAATACCTTCTGAAGTCAGTCTCTGTTTAACCTCGTTGAAGTCAATTCCTGTTTCCTTCATCAAGTTAGAGAGGATTATTCTTGGGTTAGTTAAATCTGAGTCTTGATTACCACTATTCGAATCCACAAAGGCGGGGGGCTCGATTTTCATATCACCTAACTCATCTTTTCCAAGTATGTTTATTCTCAAAAAAGATCTCACGCATCGAACAAAAGCTCTATTTTCAGCCGTAGCAGCTAAAAAGTGCCTAGTTAATTTATTAGTGTTCGATATGGAAGCGTCTCCTACCCCTGAGAAAACAATCGATTTGCCTTCTGTTTCAAAATTTGGAATCCAATCTATCTTGCATGTAGCTATTACATAGTCGGGATTTGGGGAAACAATACTGTAGTTGACGCTAGTATAGCCTCGAATTTGAGCAAGCTCTTTGTACCCATGAAGGAGAACTAGAAGCTGTTTGTCGCTAAGATCATCAGGATTTTTACCCTTATCTTTTGGATTCATGGGGACAAGAAAGTCATGATTGATTAGCTTTCGCCAATCTATGAATCCTTCGTCGTTTAAGGTGTAGTCTATACCTTTTATGAGACCGTTATCGTCTCTCTCAATCTTTTTGACCTTCAGGGCAGCTTTTCTTGGCATATTGTATATTTAGTTATTTTTTTGTAATAGCATGAAGTAATCTGACTCAATCCAGAAGTCTTCATGATCTACGGCTTCTTGTATATCTTCGTGGCCGTTGCATGGTATATCATTTTTTAGATGATACTTACTTAGATACATCTTCTTGTTGCTTAGGGTAAGTTTTGAAGATCTGAAATGCAAGCCTTTTAACTTCTTAAAATCGGAAAAGTCAGGAATAGTTCTTTTGTGTACGATTCCACTATCCATGTAGTCTATTTTTAACGGGTTAATCTCTTCTTCCTTCAGGTCGGTCATTAATACAAACTTAATGCCGTTATGCTGTAGGAACTCTACAAAGGAGGGATCGTTATCTTTTTCTATAAGGTAAACTATTTCTTTTATGCGCTGTTTCTTTTCTAGAATTAAATCTTTACTTATCGGCTTGTTCGTAACTATAGAACAAACGCAGTCGTCTAGTTGTCCTTGCAAGTTCTCTTCATTGAACTCAAAATCCATTCTTACGATTAGACTCTGAATCCCCAGCGAAGAGCTATTGACTACTTGATTCGGGACGCAATCTACGATTTTATTAATGTAATTTAGTCCGGAATCCAAAGTGGAAAATTTATAATCAAATTCAATTTCCAAAAGGTCGCATATAGCCCTTGCGATTTCTTCAGGTTTAATCAAGTTGATCGTTTTGGGCATTTCTTGAGCAGCGAAAGACGGTTTTTTGCCGTTTCTATGACTTTCGATTAATATTTGATTTTTTCTGTCGCCCCAGTAAGGCCTTATGTCGTTTTTGTAATTATTTGCATATATGCAAACTAGCTTTTTATCAAAAGACCCCGCAAGCTGCGAATAGTAGTTGTCTATTCCGAAGTGCAATAACGAATTCTTTACGAGGTATGCATCTTGATTCGGATTAGTAGATCCAAGGGCAGAAAAAACATGATTCGGTTTTCTACATCCTTGTTCTCCTAATTGCAAAATTTGGATCTCTTTGTCTTTAAGTTTATCTTTCAATATAAAGATAACGTCATCCCAAAAATCATAATCCTTTGCTTGGCAAGTAGAAGTGGAGAATGTTACATACTTTTCAAAGTCTAGGGGGAAAAATTTTTCATAAACGTATGGCTCATGTATTTTTACGCCGCAATTAGTTGCATAAGATTCTATCAGGTGCATTTTATCGTTAGTAGTTAAGGTCGCTGTAAACAACTTTGTCCTCTCCGTTGCGCGAATACGTAGGCGCTTTTTGAGTTGTAATATAAGGTTGAAAAACTATGTCAAAATATCCTTTATGCTCACCAACCCCTTGGAGTCCTCTCAGGTTTTCCATTTGGTCGTTATAGGGTATTAGTTTGTGAACGTAAGAATTTCCTTGGAGTATTGGGAAGTATTCAGGTCTTGTACAGAAATATATATCGTAACCTTTGTATTCCTCTGAGATGGATTTTAGTAAACTTGTGGACATGAATACATCTTGCTGGCTTTCAGGCATAACGTACAGCAGTCTCTTTTTGCCGTTATCGTCCAGTAGTGATTCAAGGGTCGTATTCTTATTTTGTATTTCTTGGTTTTCTTTGTTAGCGACTTGCCTGAAGTAGCTTTCGATACTTTCCCTTGTGGCTCCTTTTGCTAATTCTTGCATCCAATATTTGTGTCCATCGTCTTGAGAGTCAACATGTTTCATTCTTAGTATGTTATGATACATGCAGACTAACCAATCGCTATCGTTTTCTATATCGGGTATTTCGAAGTTAGGGTTTCTCTCTTCTTCCTTTAGATCAAACTGGTATTCTGTTGGCTTGCAGGAATCTAGGAATTTTTCTATTTTTCCGCCAATGGCTGCCACGGAAAATCTTTCTATAGTCCATTCTCTAGATTTTTTTTCTGCTTCCCTCTTCTTTTTTTTCGGCATCCTGAAAACTTTTTCAAGTTGTCTGGCTATAGATTCAGGCTTTGTGGATGCCTTTCTGAATTCTGTTCCATGCTCTCTATATTCGTCCCAGTCTAAAGAAAAAGAGCCAGATCCTTGCACACAGAGATCTTCACCGCAGGAATAGTTTGTAACTAAAGTAATTAGTTCCGCGAGCTTTGCTTCTTGAACTGGTATCTCCTGACCCCCTGAAGTAAAAGGGTGAACGTACACATCCATTAAGTTGTACACTTCATTCAATTGCTTTTCAGTAACTCCGAACCCTGTTCCTGTTGTGACTAGGCCTTTTTGGTCTCCGCAGGAAGGGCATTTTTGTTCATGTCCAGTAAATGGTTTAACTACATAATCCTTGCAGGATTTGCATACATAAGTCGTTAGGATTCTATTTTTGTCTATCTTGTATTCATCGGCCATCCTGTGGATATTCCAACCTTCTGCCCAGCTGGTATGTAAAAGAAGATAAGCGTCAGTTTCTTTATTTTTTCTGCAAAACTTTTGAAAGCCTTCTAGTAAATTAGGTACGGATTTCCTAAGTTGATTTCTAAATACAAAACCAGCTACATAGGCTTTTTCGCCAATTCCAAATTTTTTTCTAAGCTCTAATCTTTTTTCGTCTTCTAATCTATAGAAAAACTTATCTTCAATAGCGCCTCTTACCGTTTTAACTTTCTTGTGTCCCTGCCTGTTTATTTCCTTGGTGGCAAAATCAGCCCATATCCAATAGTTATCTAGTCGTTTCGCTGCTTCAATAGCGCTGGGGAGAATGGGTAGGGAATCTAAAGTTGTCCATATCACAGAAGTGATTTTATCGAACCATATTTTTTTAATTGCGAAATCAACCCCCCATATATCTTGGGCTGCAATGTATACGTCAGGTTTTTCGTCTTTAATTACCTTGTCTAAAAAGTGAGCGCCATATCCTGCTAGTCTGGCCAAATTCGGATCTCTGTTAATTTGATCAACTTCTTGCTGGCTGTCTGGGAGACACCCCATAGATTTCCAAGGGGTTCTTTTAAGCTCTGGATTAGAGTAATTTGTCCCACAGCAATAATGGACTATGTCGTATTTACCCGTCTTATATAGATAAGAAAGAATGGCCTTGGCATTTCTGCCAAAACCTGTTTTAGCTAAAGAAGAGTCGGTTTGTAGGAGTACTTTGAGTTTCTTAGGCATCACCAAATATCGGAATCATCGTTTTTACTAGGCGGCTGTTCCTCGTTTTTCTTTTCGTCAGCAAGAGCGGTTACTTCAGCCTCCTTCTTTCTCTTGGACGCAGCTTTGATTCTCGCTTTTCTTTCGTTTTCGAAGTTCAGCCTGACAATATATTCCAAGAATATTCTAAGCTCCTCCATTTCAGCAAAGTCAAATCCGATAGCGAAAAACTCCTTAATCGTAGAGTCTTCTTTGGATTCCTTGTTTACAGTAAATGAAAATCCAAGTTGTTTCCCGTCCCTCTCGTAAGGCCCAAACTTGAATTTGACTATTTGGTTGCTGCCATGATATCCGGAAAATTCGCTATTTGTTTTTAACGCATGTAAAATATTGCAGATTTCTTTTCTGCTGAATTTAACATTAACTTTCTTGGAGACATCTTCCGTATGGAATGAGGCTCGCCTTTTTTGGGCGTCCCAAGATTTTTGCTTAATTATACTGCTAAAAAAGGAATTATCTTGTTCGTTTAGGTAAAAACGGCAAGCAGACCCCTTTACGTTGGGTTTGGGTTTGTAGAACTCAATCATTTTGGCTGTGATTATATATTATGTTTTCCTCAAGTCAAGTTTAATCAATTGATCTTCTGTCTGACTTTAGTTTTGATAGGCTAGTGTATATTTTTTGATCCTGTACTGACACTTCGTGTGCAAAAATAGCATCATCCTTTTTAATACCTTGTACTATAACTACATTTGACTCTTTAGGCAATTTGTTATTGTTTTTAGCCTTCATGGTGTCAATAGCGTCATTGAACACTAAAATAGTCGTTATGCCTGTCTCGTCTGAAATCGTAGCTCTGTAGTATTTAGTGCCTTTTTTAGATTTCCCTGTCCTGTGATCATTTATACTGGCGACCACAGTTACGTTTTCATTCATATCCATGTCTTGGATTTCAACTATACTTGATAGATCGCCCCTTTTCTCAGAGTATATTTCCCTTAGAGATTTTCTATAGCTAAAACCAAGTAGGCTTTTTTCATAGTACCAGTTTGCAAGATCTTCTGACTTTCTATTTATATCGTAAATTTCTTTATATGGCTTGTAGTTTTTACGTATAGTCTCTTTCCTTGTGTCCTTTAGAATAGGCTTATCTTTATTTTTGGCATCTTTTTGAGTTAGTCCGCTAATATGTTTTAAGGTATCGTGCAGGTTCTCATTAAATTTAGAAGTGTATTTTGTAATTATTCTTCTTTCTCTATCAGTAAGTATGTTCCAAAGTTGAGCTTCAAGTACAGTTCGGCTTCTGGTTTGCCCTTCTGATTCTAAAGCGCCAGCTTGAATTAATGCAGATAAGATTCCGATGCCTATTTTTGATTCTTGAGCACCTTGAAATACTTCGAATTTATTGGAGTATTTCTTTCTGAAATTTTGGAGCTTTTCTATCGATTTGTCGGATATCCCCTTTATTGATAGCAAGCCAAATCTTATATTGTCGCCTTCAATTGAGAAATCCATTTCAGACTTTAAAATATGAGGCGGCAGAAGCTCTATGTTAAAGAAGGCTAGTTCTTTGTGTATTTTTGATATTTCATCTATTGGGTCTTGCTCATTTCGCGTCATTTTAAGCAGAGACAAATAAAATTCTTTGGGGTAATTAAACTTTAAGTAAACCGTAATTGCTGCCAATGCTGCGTAGCAAATAGAGTGCGATTTATTGAAGGAGTAATTAGCTGAGTCTTCTAGCACCTTCCAAAGAACATCTCCTATTTCTTTATCTAGATTGTTTTCTTTTACTTTTTCTGAAATCTTTTTCTTCCATTCTTTTACTTCTTTAACTTTTTTCTTTCCGACAATTCGTCGTAGTATTTCCGCTTCATCAAGGGTAAATCCAATTTTGTGAGCCATTTTCATCATCTGCTCCTGATATAGGCAAACACCTCCAGTTGCAGACAAAATGTCATCAAAGAAGGGGTGGATTACGTCATAAGTGTCATTATTTGTGTAATTCGCATATTGATCCACGTAGGCCAAAGCTCCCGGTCTTGCCAGTGCCAAAACCCCGCTTAATTCCTCAAGGCTTTTAGGCTTTACCTTCTGACAGACCTTAAAGTTTGTGTCCGCCTCTATTTGGAATAATCCGTGGGGCGTTCTTAGGTCCTGTAAGTTGTAGTATATACTTGGATCGTTAAGGTCTATATCCTCTATTTTAATACCTATCCTTTTACATGCGTCATCTACAACAGACGCGCTTCTGAGGCCGAGAATATCTAGCTTAACATTGGATATGGAAACATAGTTCATGTCATAGCTAGTGACTGAACTTTTATCAGAAGATAGCTCTGTGGGGCAGCAATCTTCAAGATCGTCGTAAGAAAGGCAAATGGCCGAGGCGTGAACGCTTTTGTTTTTTATGAGCCCTTGTAGCTTTAGGGATATGTCATATGCATCACGATTATGGTCGCACCATTCTTTAAATTTGGGCTCCTCTTCGTAAGCGTCATCTAGGCTGCTTACGTTTCCGAAAACCTTGGGAATTAAGGCTGAGACCTCATTCATTTCTGTTTCGTCTTTGCTTGATACGATTTTGCCGCATTCCTTTATGCACAACTTACCGCTGAGAGTATTAAAGGTTACTACTTTGGAAGTTTTCCCTATGAAAAGTTCTTCTAGGTATTTAATAACCTTTTGTCGATTGTAATAACAAACATCGACATCTATATCGCACATCAAAGACCCGTCAAGATAAGTGACTCCATCGACTACTTGTTTTTTTGCCCTAGCCTTAGAAACAAATCTCTCAAAAAATAAATCGTACTTAATTGGATCTATTCCGGTTACTCCGATGAGGTTTAATATCAAGCTACCCGCAGCTGAACCACGCCCAAGGCCAACTGCGATTTCGTTTTCCCTGCAAAAATTTAATACTGTCCAAACAAGAAGTATGTAGTCTATGAAGCCAAGCTCATTTAGGATGTCTAATTCGTACTTTGCTCTTTCTACGTATTTATTATAAAGCTCGGAGTTTTTTTCCACCTCTACTTTCTTAAAGCCTTCTCTCGCTACAGCCCTAAGAAAGTCGTAGTTCGAGCAGTCTTCGCTGACTTTATATTTTCGTTTTAAATTTAAATCAATTTGAAAGTTAGGAAGCCTAACTCCATAAAGAGGCAGGTCTATTTTCTTAAACTTCTTGGGGAATTTTTTCGTATTAGAAATCAAAGTCGTCATCTGCTGGGCCTGTATTGCTCGGCCCCGTATCGTCCCCTATATCTTGCTTAAGATCAAGTGTTATTTGCTCTAGAACGTGTACAATGGCCTTTTTAGAGGACTTTTCATTGATCTGCATGAAAACATCTACCTTATCGGTCCTTCTGCCCCCTCTCAAGGCCAGAATTATGTAATCCATCTTTTCTGCCTCTAGCTTTTCCGACAAATCGTAGATATAATCTAGTGACGGCACTCCTCAAAATATTTAGTTTTTTAGTGAAAGTCAATGTTTTATAATAGTGTAAATTTAGTATATGGCTCTTTCGAAAGTAAATCTAGTAAGATTAAAAAGCGGTGTGGCCCCTCAAGATGGGTCGCTCGTGACTTATGATACAGGCTCCGCTCTTTACAATCATCAAACTCAAACAAGTTTTGCTGGCGAAATAGCCCCCAAAATAGACCTGAGTGCTGCCGATAATTCGAATGCTGGATTTGTTAACGATAATAGTATCCCGGTAAAGGGCGTTTCAGTTAAGGGGACTGTACTTGCCGCGAATAACAAAATAATAGAAATTGGAGATGACGTTTTGACTCCTGCGGATGTTTCAAATGGCGCTTACTCTAGGTATTATGTAAGCGCAAGCGGTCCCCATCCCGCTTCTGGAAAAGATGGAGATCTTTGGTTCGTAATCGCGTAAAGTCATGGATCTGAAGCGAAGATTCTATGTAAAAGCTAGTTGGTGGGAGAAGCCTACTCCTACTGAAACGAGCAGTAAAAGGAAGACTACCCCGGTTATTAGCAATCGGCCTACTGTGGTCTTTAATGAGGAGGATTGGGTAAAGGACAAGGTTTACTATGAAGAGCCCATGATTCGGGAGATAAATCCAAGGTTCGTATGGGATAGCATACAGGGCGGCAATAGATTTGATTGGCATCAGCCTATTAATTGGTCCCACCTATTTTTACCTTTTAATTGTACATTTATAAAATACTCGCTTGAATGCGCTTCAGCTAAACGGGCTGGCCTTAGTGACATTTCTTGGGAGTATCATCCCCAGATGGGTGCGGCTAGACTACAAAATACGCTTTATTGGAGTAATCAAAAAAATAATAATCTAGCTAATGCCAGCGATAAGAAATTGCTGAAGTATTTTGGTCAAAATTTTTCTTACTGGGCTGGCAAAACAATATCGGGTGGCCGAGCGTCAAGGCCGGACAATTCATTGAGGGCTTGGGATATGTTCGCGCTAGAAGCATACAGTTGGGAAGGGGACAATTACGTCGCAAAGTACGCGGATCATGATTTTCTGTCTGGCCCCCATCAAATGATCAGGCTGACTGACGCTTGGCCTTATGAATTTTGGGACAATTGGAGATATGGCCATCCGAATCGCAAAGCAGTTAGCTACGGTGAAAAGTATGGGCTGGTCGAAATGACTAGGGAAAACGTAACGACGAAAAAAACGGGTGATCATCCCCAAGGGTTTCACGGCTACCCCAACCACGCAGCACCGCCATCATCGCCGTACTTCCTTGCGGATCAACCGACAGCCGTTACAAGCGGAGGCTTCGGGGAGCCAGTGCCATTAAATTATGGTTATTTTATAGGCAACTATGCTGATCCGGCTTATTCCCCCGGAGGAAATAATATAGTTGTAAGGTTTCAGTGGATAAGGGGGATTCCCGCTGGCGACAGCAATATAAACAACCGGAATTGGCAAATAGGCGAGCCGTTCCAGCAAGCGATTGATTCCCTCCCTTGGTGGAATTCGGTAACTCATTCGAATGGTACAACTTTTAAGGGTAGGCATATCAGGGTGAGGTTTTATAAAACGGATGGCGAGCACCTGCATCGGCAAACCGCCCCTAGCGATGATTATCTAATAGATACTCATTATTATCCTCTTGATTACGATTTTCACAAAGGTAGCCCCGTTGTGGTATATGACGTTAAGAAAAATGATTATATATCTGCTTTTGTTGATTTTGATTGGCCGATCCCAGAGGGAATCAATGAGAGCGCAATAAACAAGGCTTTGTACAGCGTTGCTGGACCAAGCCAACAATGGAAAAGCTCGGCAGACTTAGCACGAAGAGCCCCTCTTCATGTGAGTGGAGCATGTTATTGGGGAGGACTTGAAGTATTCATACCTCCAGAATCCGGGAGTGGTTACAGAGCAGGAGAAAGCTCATCCGGGGGTAGTGAAATCATTGCCACGCCACAAGCTGCTAAAGATATCGGTGAATGGGTTCAAGTCCAACAGCCTTATATAAAGTCAAATGGCGACTGGAAAAAAGCGGAGAGCGTGTATAAAAAGAAAAACAACTCTTGGGAGCTTGTTCACTCAGATAAAGTAATTCCTGCGTTTATTAAATTTCCCGCAAATGTTCCTCTCAGTGAGGATAAAAATCGTGAAGATGGCAACTTCCAATATATAGATGTGGACTTGAAGGCCTATTCTTTGGATCCGACGCAGTATGGAGCGCCCAGAACATTTGTATCTTATTCGGACGACATACTCACCAATACGCCGATGGAAATAACAGTGATAGTAGAGCCCGGAGCAAAAATTTTAAATCTAAGAATTCATTCGTTTCATCCTTCTACCAGAATAATTATAAGAAATTATGGAGAGATACGCGGTAGAGGAGGAGCCGGAGGCGATCAATTGCCGCCCCATAATTTAGCTAATCATAAAGGACTCGTACATTTTTCGCAATTGAACGGCCACCCCGGCGCATCTGCAATAACTACTGATCACAGTATAGTCATTCAAAACTTTGGTAAAATTTACGGCGGTGGAGGTGGTGGCCATGCAGGTATGCCGAGTTTTAGCATGGATTTATCTGGTCAGTTATTTTACGACAGGGGGGCGAAATTTTTGGCTGGCCAGAGCCACACTTATCATGGGGCGTCTTATTCCCTTCCGGGTTATTGGAAACCGTGCAATACTAACATATTGTCTAACGGCGGTGGGATTTTTCATAGCTCATTTACTAGAGGGTGGATTTCGGAAGGTAGGCCTACTTCTCATGGCCCATCGTATACGATACCTGCGTCAGGCTATTATACTTATCAGCTAGTTTCGGTTCCTCGATATCAAGGATACTATGGTCAAAGCATTTACGGTTATAGATATGTGTACTCCGTATACGTTTCTCGAAGAGTTTGGAGGCAAACTTCTCCGGCGAGAACCGTAAGACCAGAAACAAAAGCTATAGAAGCAGGTAATCTTGATATACCAGTTCTAGAGCAAGCAGTATTTTGGAATGTTTGTCATGGTGCTCCCGGAGGAGGGGGCGCTCCCTTTGGTGGGTTTGCCGCACAGCATATTAAGGCTGATGGATCTCAGGGTAAGATTTATAACGACAAAGACGAACTTCTTCTTCAAGGGTTGGGGACAAGGTGGGGGATGTTATTAAGCCGGATAATATGGGATCACAACTTCGACGCATACGATAAAGACCCTATTAGTCAGTTCGACTTTACAAGTTTTATTGGGATGTCCAGTGGAGGAGTTGGCATTTCGTACCCTTACGGGTATGGAGGCGTTGATAAAACCTTCGGGGATGGAACCGGGAACGATGGTAAGGCCACAGCCGTAATTTCAGACAAGGGCAAACTGACAGGAGTTTTAAAAAATAGGGCTGTATGGACCCCCAGTAGTGATTTCTATAGCTTAAGTAATCCTCAACATTTGCGTCATGGTAACGGCGCATACTGGGAGGTAGCGGGAATGACAACTGCCTTTTTGAAATCCAATAGGAAAAATTGGGCGGAAGAGGTACTGAATGTCAAGGGAGTGACCGTGATCTCTCCCCACCCGGAGGACAAGGTGACGGGAATCGATCCTTGGGAAGTAGAGATTAAGACTCCACTGCTTTTTGGTGGAAGCGCATACAGTAGCTTAGGGAATAGTACGCCACTTGTTAGTTTTGAATCAATTGAAACACTGTACCCCTCTTCTAAAGGTGGTATGGATAATCCGGGAGATGGGCCGGAGTTGCGCGTTAATGGATCGAATACTAAGCCGGGACACGATAGGCCTGAAAATGAGAGATATAGGTATTGGCCGGGAGGA